ACCAAGCCGATCCGCAAACAATGATGCGCGGAATCATAGGCTATCCAATGCTGGTTTTCGTAACCCCTGCGAATACAGTCAACATTCGTGTGATCAAAATAATTCTGAACGGAAGAATGTTCCAAATGGCTGATACGCAGGAACGTGGTGCCATCGGTGCTGTATACCCCGTTACGAGAGAGGAAATAGCAAACAGTAACGGGTTTCTCGTACTTATTGTGTAATGCGGTCATAAATACCCCCTCGACCACTACCGCACTCTTCTGGCTGAAGGTGCCAAGATAGGTGGATAGGAGCAACTTACCAAATGTCGAGGGATCATAACCCTGATACATGGTTACGCAACCGCCGTCGGTCCCCTTCTCCTCCTGGAATACGAGGATATTGTTATGAAATACCTTGATGCAAGTAACCTTGTTCATACGCCCGTCGCCGGGACGTTCGAGGATCGCGGCATCCTCCCCGTTGAATACCATTGGGGTGTGCTTGCCAGTCACATAGAGGTCCACCGGCCAGCGGTCAAAAGTGCAGACGAGGCGATCCCGCCAGGCGCAGGATACCATTCCCTTATGGCCGTATTCGGTGATGTCGAAATACGGCATGGTCTGGATAGAGATTTTCACGTCAGAGGATAGCGTCTGGTTCCAGACGATCTTATACCAATAGAGATGATACTGGAGGCCGCCGAACTGCTGCTTGAATACATCGCTCTGGCGCTTGAAGGTGACGAAACCGGATTTGCTGAACCCGCTGGTGCCGTCGTTGAGAGAAGTAACCGTAGTCCAGGTGTTGCCATCCTTCCAGTAGTAAACGTTGCTCACCGAGGTGGAGCCGGTCTTGTTGGGGGTTTCCCCTACATCTACATAGAATCCCACAATGGGGTCGAAGGAGGCGATGTAGAGGATGTCCGAAGCGGTGGCATCGCTGATGTCGATGGAGGTGGAGCCGTAGGTGAAGTACACGCCGTCACTCTGATCGTAGAACTGTGATTCGATTATGTCCACCAGCACCCCGTCCCAAATATTCTGGAGAGACTGCCAGGTGGTGTTGTAGGTGAGCGCGGAAGCCTTCGTATCACTATCCAGATCGCCGGAGGACAGGTATATCTGATACCAGAAACCGTTCTGCCCAAACATGTAATGGGGGATTTCATCGGTCGGGGCCGTCCAGGATTGGGTGCCGGATTGGGCAAAGGCGCAAACGCCCGAACTGGTGCCGTCGCTGAACCCGGTCATGGCCGTCCATTCGCCGTTCCAGTATTTGCCGTCGGCGACGGAGGCGGTGCCATTGACGCTGCTCATTGTCCAGGTTATCGAGGTCGCAGGGATATGGGTGCAAACAAAGATGCAGTCATAGTCGGTGGACAGGTCGCCCAGGGAGGATAAATCAATGTGGGTGGAATCCAACCCGTCTGTGGCCTGATCTGTGTAATCCTTTCCCTCTGTGGGGATTACTGGGGGTGCGGAGGTGCCGATATAGACGATCACACGGGATATGGGATGGTCGTTCCCCGTGTATATCTTGTGCATATCAGAACCGTTGGAGTAGATCAGCTTGTCGTCGATCACGGACCAGGAAGCGGGTAGCTGGCCGGATGCAGTGCCGTCAAATGCCTCGGAGCCGAATGCCCCGGTGGTCACGGTGGGCGGCGCATCGGTGGCTTCCAGCACATCACCATCGGACATCTGGGCGTAGAAGTGGCGCTCGGTTACTTTACCCTTAACGTATTGGAAAAGGGACATGACTTGGTTGGTACCGTCGGCAACCGTGTGCTTTTTCCTACATCCCTTACGCTTCTCGAAACCGGGGTGGGTAGCTCGCATGTTCTGGATCATAGAGTAACCGCCGGAGGGAATCAGCGCGACCTCGCGATCAGTGAACATCCCACCCCGGAAGGGGACGCCCTTGGTTACATTAGATACGGGGACGGAATTATCTTGAGCGCCTTGGACATCTCTCAATAAGACATCTTGTTTGATTACAGGAATCTGTGGTTCAGGCATATTTCATCTCAATTCTCGCATCTGGAATATTAAAAATATTGTCGTGAGCCGTATAAACTAATTCATTGTTATATATCTGATGAAAAAAGTTTGCAGCTCCATAATTTTGCTCTTTGTGGAAAGCCCTGTAACAAGCGTAATAGATAATCAATGGCCTAAACGCTGGAGGGATTTCGGGTATTTGAGAATCAACGCTAATATCAGTAGCAGTATCCTGAATATACACCGATAAATTATATGTGGCATCAGGAACGGGTTCTATGCCAAATACTCCCTTCCCAACCCACCAATATTGGGGGGCCGTTCCGTCAAGACTTACATGACCATCCTTTAATGGGTCTGATTGAATCAAAGAATACCTATCGCCTACTGATGGGATGTATTCTACATTAGCAACGTCATATCCTGTATATGATACAACTCTGATGCCGTTAGTAGTGATAAGGGAATCTATATGCTGGATACACCCAGTAAGCTCGGCAATCTCTCTAATTCCGTCATTTATCCAATAATTTATCTCGGTATCGGTCCAAAAAGATGCAGTATTCTCATTGAGAATGTCCCTGACTCTATCCCTAACACCACCAAGAGTATAGGCATAGGGATCAAGGGTTAGATTGGCGATGGTCCCGGAGAATGCCGTTGAGCCTGCGCCATTGCCTACACTACCACAGCCCCATAAGTACTGCCAGTCGTTCTTGGCATGGAGAGCAAGGGTGAGGGTGTCCACCAGATTACAGTATTCCCGATCGGCATAGATGTAGCAGTAAAGGGTGCCATAGGAGCACTCCGCCTCATCCCTGACCACCCGGAGATAATAGTCGGTTGATAGGGACAAGGCGGAGGATGTATCGGTGTATTCGCTTGTTTCCACTTCCACGAGGACCAGGGTTCCGTTGATCCATTGAAGGGCCAGCATATCCGTGGCGGCAGCGCGCATGGTGCCGAGAGGATTGGCAACCGAATTGGTCAGCGCCCATACATAGCAGGACTCGGTGCCAGTCCCGGTGGTCACGTTGATCTTGAGGGTGTGCTCAAAGTCGCCGGAGAAGTAGGAGGCGGTGAAATCCTTGTATAGCCGCATGTCCTCGTCTGTGTCGAGGTTGGCAATGGTAAGTAGGTTCGTGGCAACCGCGAGCCTCGATGCGGTATCGGTTTCGGTATAACCGGTATAAGTTTGCAGGGTGCTCATTTTTCCGCCCCCTTAACAACGTCTGGAATCTTTATGCCAATTCTCGTATCCGGATGTTGAGTCGTAAGTAAATACTTTTTAGCTTGTATTGACTTTATATATTTATTGTATGCAAAAGCAGCATGTAGCCATTTTCTATCTCTCATTAGAGACCTCGAAAGAGCATATTGAACAATATCCTCGTGATAAGCAGACGGGATAGTAGGCTCGTCAGTATCTTCGCTCATTTCAGTATGCGGATAATCTGATACATATATATAAAGCGTATAAGCTGAATCAGGAATCGGATGAATTACGGCATTCCCTCCAAACTGGCACCAATATTGAGGGATAGAGCCATTAACCGGCACACGTCCCAAATGCTTCAAAGTTATCTTTTGAACTCCAAGGCGGCTCCCAGAGGGAGGGACATATTCCATATACTTGATCTTATGTCCCGAAAATTGAACAAGTCGAGAAGATGCCGTGGTAGTAACAGAATCAATATTCTCGATGCATCCTGTCTTTATTGCTATATCGCGCTCGCCATCGTTGATGAACCGATTAAGAATAGCGTCAGTTAGAAACATAGAATTACTATCCTCGTCCATCAACGATCTAACCCTGTTCCTTATGTCAACCAAATCAGGGAAGGCCATAACATCGCCTACTTCTTCTTTTTGTTGTCTTTACAACCCTTTTTCTTTCCCATCACACAGCTCCTTTCCTTGAAAACAATACATTAAACACTACTTCATCGCCATCCGGGGTGAAACACTTAATATCCATTCCCTTACCAACATCAACGCATCTATCTTCATTAATAACAAAGCATTTGTATCCATACATGCTCATGTAAGACCTTAGACTTAATTGGGTGGTAAGACATTGTTTCATGGCAAAGTTGTTGATTTCGCATATTATGTATGGAACGTCATAATCAACGATTAGGTTAATTCCTCCCCGAATGATCGAATATTCCGCACCCTCAGCATCAAGCAGGATCAACTTGAGATTTGATAAATCTTCGCAAGCAAGAACATCTTCCAATGTTTTTACCATCACGGAGATCACCTTCGGTGCTTCACGAGTCTTTACGTTATTGGGGTTAAGCGATACATCGTAAAGGGCATGTCCACCTGAGTTATCAAGATTCTTGAATAAGATCGCCTCCCGCTCTCGATCCCCAAGGGCAAAATTGTAAGTGGTTACATTGCCAAATGGCTCAACTGTCTTCTGCAAAATCTCATAATTGTCAGGTTCAGGCTCAAAAGCATACACTTTTCCGCCTGGCCCTACGAGGGAAGCAGCATACGATGCAAGACCACCCTGATGTGCGCCAGCAATGAGGAAGGAATCTCCTTCTTTAAGAACGGAACCCATTACCCTCCTTGTCCCAGGCTCATAAGAGTCTAACAACATTTCCTTGTCAATAACCTCTATTTTCATAAAATATCCTTTATTTTATAAAATAGGTTCGAATGCGGTAAAAATATCATTGGCCGTGTAATCACTATTGGCAAGACTCCCAAACGACTTGAGAGATTCCACCAGATTCATATTGAAAAGCTCAATATCCTCCCTCGAAACTCTCAATGTACTCATCGGCTGACGCTTCAATTCTATAATGGTCTTTTCGGCAATCAAAGGATGGAAAACTTCCGGCAAATCGGAGGGGACAATCCCATACCATTTATTGGCCGCTCCGGTCTGAGATTCTAAGGTACACACTCTTAATGAAGAATAGTCTAATATTGTATCTGTCCAGTCATCATCTACATTAGTAATGAGCATGTTGTTGTAGTAATCTGCTTCCTTGCGCGCAGTAGTCGCCAAGGTTAGACTCTTGGAACCACCAGCAGACGACATCCCCGTAGTTATCTCCCTACATCTGCGGAAATACCAAATCGTGTACGTACCACTTATATTATCCTCATCAACTCTCAGAGTGTTCCCATATCTATAATAATGATAACGGGAACCAGCTGTGCTTGAGATGTGTTTCTCATCAACATTCATCGGAGATATTTTATTCCCATCAGAATCCTCTATTCTCCTGATCTTGTAACAATCGGCAGGAAGCGTGGCTACTGAGGAAGATATAGATAAAGATGCGCTTGTAAGGAAATATTCAGGAAAACTCTGGAATACAATATTCCAAATGAACTGTTGAGATTGATTTATCTTGTTGATGATATATGAATTGGGGAAAACCCCGGTAGTGTCCGTGCCTTTGACAAGACCGGGGTTCCATTCGTTGATGCCGATTCTTACGTCCTGAAGTATATTGTAGCAATCATTGTACGTTGCCATCAGACATTACCTCTCGCCTTCGCTTTATATGAGGCTCTTCTTTGGCGGCGAGAGATTCAAGCATAGCCATCATCTTATCGACCTTGAGCTTGAGTTCTTTGTTCTCAAGTCTCAATTCATCGATTTCCGACTCGTTGCCCGATGTTTTCTCTTTAGTTTGGAAAGGTTCCATCAATTGCAATCCAAGCTCTTCGGCGTATGCTCGTATTTGCTTCGATGGCATGATGAATCCCAATCCCATGTGCCGCCTCTGTTCGTTCCGAGTATTATACTCCGTTACTTGCTTCCTCTTAAACTCATAATTTGCCTGTCGTGCACGCTTCGCAACTTCTTCTTCGTCATCTCCGTGCTTGAGAAATGTAAGTCCACGCGCCCCATAAGCATTAAGGACGTGCTTCGCTGCGTTGACCTCCATTTCCATTTTTTCTCCGGGGTTCATAGTAAAGTTTATCCCGGAATACTGCATGTCCAATGGTTCGTCTGTAGGGTTCCACACCAATAAACTTACTCCTACTACTGAAAACGGCTTCATCATCTTTCTCATCCTTTCTTGGCGAAGTCACCTTGGTGGCTTGACCAATAAATTTAATTGCTGCCTCAATCACCTCTTTAGTCTCAGGCAGGTATTCCTCTATTTTATGTCCATCCCTGAATTTCCCTATCTGCCACCCACCAACCTTCCAACCTACCTCGGAAGTGGGAACATACGGATTGTCGTCGTCTATGGTCTTTTTACAAATCGAAATAGCCTTGTGATACATAGACCCTTTCCGATAAGGCAAAAGACAATCTGCTCTTTTGCAGGTAGGTATTAAGACGATATAATTGTCAAAAGCCCCCGCAATATGTAATGGGAGAGAATCATTGGTAATCAAAATGGGAACATTGGCAATCAGAGCGATTAGTTCTTTCATCGAGAGCTTGTCACGGTAATCTGTCACCCCATCAGGAACATCTACGTCCACATACCCATGCTCATCATTAACATGCTTGCCAATAATTCCGACACGATAACCCTTCAATCCAGAGATTACTTCATCCCACCACCATTTGGGGAATGTCTTTGTCTCCCAACCCTTACCCGGATGAATAATGATTTCCGGTAAAACGGAAAATTCTCTGACCCTTTCCAGATGTTCAGCATTATATGTGAGTTTTATCTCCCTATCCTTCATATCAAGAGTTCTTCCCAAGATGGCCTGAGAAATCCAATCCACAGGATGAACCTGCGAATGGGGGACAAAACTATGAAATTGACCATGATTTACATAATGGGTATTGAACTCCAGAACGGCATCAAAACTCTTATCTGGGTAAGTCTCACTTATTTCCACATCCTTGATATGGTCATAAAGCTCAGGGTCTTTCGTCATTATATAAATATCGGCGTCGTGGTATGCCTTCTCTCTAATATATCTAACAGTAGGCTCAGCAGTAACAATATCTCCTGCCCCACCAAAAGACCAAATGAAAATCTGCCTTTTATACTTGTATTCTGGGTTTTTCTTCCACTCATCTATATCTCTTAGCATGGCCTCAAGAATCGTCTGCTTCGAGATTACTTCAAGGCCGGCATAGTGAACGATAAAGGAATCCAGCCTCGTCATGCCTAAATACCTGTCCATGAGGCACATTCTATTGTAGCGATGATTAAGCAAATGAACTTTTTCTCCAGACTGCATCAATCTCATGTTGAGATAGGTCTGCTCCCCAAAAGAGTTGCGAAGGGGCTTGATCTCATCCTGCACCTTGAATATATGGCGGTGCTTCCTGGACACGACCATAACCCCTGTATTGTAATAGTCCTTACCATTCCAGTTAGGAAGGTTCACGTCATAAACTTTCTTTACCTCATGGAGACATATAGACCGTGGAGTATAATACCCCTCGTTGAATATTCCAAATTCATCCTCTGGAACGACATCAAACAACGAAGGCGCGTCAGAACGTATCAAGATGTCGCCATCTAACCACACAGCCCTTGAAAACTCCTTTTTAAGAAGATCATAAAGCGCAAACTTAATCCAATGCGGAGAAGGAAGATTGTCTCCGCCTTGGAGAACTATCAATTCTGCCCCACATCTTTCTGCATAGTCAACAAAATACGGCTCGGCAACCTCCCATATCTTTCCGTATTTCTCCCCGCTAATCGCAGTAACTATGCACTTCTTCTGTTCTTTCACTTAATCACCATAACAGCGTTCTTAGAAGGTTTGTGGTCAATCCGCCTAAAGGTAGAATTTCCTTTCCCCTGATTGGTAAGCCTGATAGCCGCATTTGCCAACTGCCTACGATTATCAAGCGTCATGTGGCGTATGTTTTCCCTGGCATCCTTTCTCGCCTTTTCTCTGATTGCCTCCGAATATGCGGAAAGTTTTTGAAGACGAGTTTTCATGTCGGTACTGCTCAGATCGCCTCCTTTGATAAATTCGAGATCACGGCGGTCAGGATAGCGGAAACCACCATTCTCATCCTTGACCTGATGGATATTCACCGGCTCGCCAAATGCACGTGCATAAGTGATAACATAAGTTCTCCCATTCCATTTAATGCCGAGCCTTGAATCCATATTCTTCAAGTCTCGCATGAAACTTGGGCTTATAGACGGTCCTTGCATGACTTCCTCCGTCCAGAAATAAAGGAGGGAGCCGGGAAAGTTTCGGCAAGCACTTTCCCGGCCTTGGGGAGATAGTGATGGTCAATCACTATGGGGTCTCTGAGGGAATCCATATCCATATACAAACCCATCTTTCGTCATCATTATCGTGGATTTTGAGCCATGAACATTTATTTTGGCACCTCTGCCAATTGCCACCCCACACCAGAAATCGACTCCCGGCTTCTGATAGGCATACTCTCCAGGTATCTCCATCGTCACCCCCCAAAGATGTATGTCATCATATCCTTCATAAATAGCAAGAGCCAAGGCGAAATCTACAGTGTTAGAAAAATAATCTGTTCCAAAATGCTCTGATATTTCCTTGTATGGGTATGTCTCAAGATCATAATATGGTATTCCCAGCGCCTTCGCCCGTTCCCTCGATTGTTTGTCCTTTTTTTCTTCAAGTCTTCCCCATAAGGAATAATCGTTCATGTCTATTATTCTACTTATGGGCCTATCAATCAATTGTTGGGTAATGCCCCACGTTTCAATATCACATGGGGCATTTTTCCACCCTTTTCCCTTGCCGAGTAAAATTACCGATTTCACCTATTCATCACTCTTCAGACTCATTAGGTAGTCGTATCAAGCACCGGATAAACCGTAGCAATGTTCGGGGTCGTCAGATAATTTCCGGCGGCCAACCCAAGGTTAATATCCATATTCTCGGCATAACCAGCAGTAGATGAAGCCAGAGAGATGAGCATATTCCTGGTAACATAGGCAATTCCTGTCCCGGAATTGGAATTGTCATCAACGACAACCGTTGCAGCCTCAATCAGGTTGTCATCAATGATCATCTCCCAAGGAGCAGTCGTTCCAGAACCAAGAACAATACCAGCCGCAGTGCATCCTGTCATAATGTTGCCCTGAATCAATGCTCCGCCAGCTTCTCCAGTCCCAAAACTGATATACGAAGTATCAAATGCGCCCTTCATGCGGCATCCGATAACCTTCAAGAACGGATGCGCAGTAGCAAGGATGGCACTATTCACCGTTCCACCGGTACCGTCAAACTCACAGCCAATAAACTGAACTCCAGAGGTCGCACTCGTCAGAGTAACAATCGCGGAGTTAGCATTGGTGGTAAGGAACTTCACATTGAAGAACCGCGTACCATAGGCAGTCGTAGTAGGCGCATGATGACCCTTGATGCCGGCCATCGTATTCGCATCATAAGAACCAACACCGACCACATCAGTTTTCTGCGGGAAGAGAGTAAGAGTTTCCTCAAAATAATCACCCGCGATATAGATGGTGTTTCTCCTTGCCCACCTCGACCGCTGCGCCATATTAGAATGACAGACGGCAAAGGCTTTGGTCAACGTCTTGAACGCCGTATCCCAAGAAAGACCATCCTCTTCATCGCTACCGGAGTTCCCCTCCACATAATAAACCGTTCCGCCAAGTGCACCACGGGCTTCCATGCCCATCCCAAGACCATCAATATAGTCAACCAACGACTTGTCCAAATTTCTTTTTTTAATCATCTTACGTCCTCCATAGTTTTCCCTGTCTCCTCGACAGATACTTTAGTTAGGGTGGGCATCCCATTTGCCATAAATGAGATACCCACCAGTTAAACAGTTTTGGTGCTAAGTCGCTAACAACTTATAATTATTAACGAATTAGTACCATGAGGGTTCCGACAAATCTTTCAAGAGCGTGAGGCAATTCCTCTGCTCGACCCCCAGATTGCCATAGATGCGGAGAAAAGCCTCCCACTCATCGTAGTTGGCCCGCTGATGAAGCTGGCTGCCGTCGAGATTTCCCCAACTCAGCGGCGACAGTTCATACTTCTTGATGACTCCATCCGGCTCGAAGAAGATCATGTTGGGCTGAGTCATGGGGTCAACGATGATCTCGATGGAACCATCGCCGCCGGAGAAGGTGAGGGTTTCGTACCCGCCCTTGAGAACGGTGGGCGCGAATCTCACATCAGGCAGCAGCAGGTTGGCGTATTTGCGCCGCTGGCCGAGGCCCATCCTGATCTTGTCCACCTTGAGGCCGGTCCTGATACGGGTGAGGTCACAGGCGTTGATCATCAGATCAATGGTCAGTTCACGGTTGACACCGGAATTGGAGATGATGTTCGCCTTCCACTTGGGATAGGTGGCGACGGTGATATTCTCGAAAGACGACAGGAGAGTACCATCGTCATACAGACCCGTGAGGCCGGTAAATTCCACCGGGGTGTCGCCGGAGGTCCAAGCGAGATCACGAGCACCCATCTTGATAGCCATAGCCCCGTTTTCCACCGAGAAGGCATTGGTATTGGTGGCACCGGAAGCATAGGGATGGCCATTGAGATACGTTGCCGAAGGAGTCTCAAAGATGACAACCTTCGTGGCGGGATTGATGGAAAGCACCCGCGAAGCCGCCGCACAGGTGACAGTAGTGTCACCAGCGAGGGTGGCACCAGCGGAAGCATAGAAGTCCACCATCTGCCCTTCCTGGAAATACATCACACCGAGATCGTTGTCGAACGTCCCCGCCCACGTAGCATTTCCGGGATAGGTCGCACCCACGGAAAGCCTCCCAAGCTGACCGAAACCATCCCAATGACACTGGCGGTTCAGGTCCACAACGATGCTCTGATAGATGTCATCAATTTCATCAGCCAGACCATCAACGAAGGCCGCAGTATTACCTTTGGCCGCCTCGATAGCAGGGCCGGTAATACGGATTGAGCCATAGATATATCTGGCGTTGATCTTCCCCTGATCTTTCACTCCGGTCAGAGGATCGGGGAGCCGCGCAGATTCAGCACGACCGCCCGTGCCCTGAGCGCGAGCATACCTGATGCCAAAGATATACCCGTTACCAGCCGGTTTGCGATCAGACTTGGGGAATTGATTGTAAGTAATCTTTTCGTCGTTAAACTGATTGGTGAGTCCTTCCCCGTAAACATTCTTGAGAATTTCACTAAGGGAATCCAAAGCTGCGTATGTAGTAGCCATATTTCCTCCTTATCCACTCGCCCCCAAAAACTTGTCTAAGAGGGCTTTTCTTGCATCTTTTAGATAGATTTTCTTTTCAGCGGCAGCAGGAGTTCCAGTAGATGCAGATTCTACTTTGGGTATTTCTAACTTTCCTTTCCGATACTCCTCTGCGCCCAGTTTCTTCATGGCATTAGCAAAGTCGGCAATAGATTTAATAACCTCCTTGGCCGCCTTCTTTATCTGCCTCCTGTCCGTTATGTCGATGTCGTTAGTAGGATTTTGGACTCCCAAAACAAGACTAACGAATTTATGATATTCTTTCGGCACCTCTTCTACATCCTCGACAATCTCACTGACGGCTCTCTCATAGAACTCAACGGCCTGTTTTGCTTCGGCAGCCTGCTTATCTCGCTCGGCCTTGGCTTTTTCTTTCCCCTCCAACTTCCGAAGCTCTTTTTCGAGCCTTTTAATGGTATCTTCAGGGTCTTCTTCTTGCCGTTTTTGCATTTCCTGCTGCTGCGCCCAATACTCTTCGTATCTTTCAAGGCGCTTGGCTTTCTCTACGATTTCGTCAAGTCTGTCGAGATCAATGCTCTTGCCCTTAACTTTGCGACCCTTCTCGACCATCTCTACAAGTTCGTCCAAATCATCAATGTCATTGGCTTGAAGGATGGATTTGGCTGTTTTCAAAAGAGCAAGGTCTTTTTTGAAACGTGGGTCTTTATGCCAAGGGACTTCCTTGTCAGCGGTGGACGATTCGCTGCTCTGTTTTTCGTCCTCATCGGCGGCGGATGACTTCGCCAGTTGTTCATCCATCTTTTCAGAGATTTCTTCCGGTTCCGATCCGGATGTTGCGGTTCTTTCCTCAATCGTAATGTCTGGATTTACGTCTTTCAGTTGCATATCGTCCTCTTCTTTCTGTCTCTATGCCGATGGGTTAACAACGGAGTAGAAACTGTTTGAAAAACAATAATTTTTTACTTACCCTGAGTATTCACCATAATAGCTCTTAGCTGAGCAACTGCTTCTCTGCGAGTCATAGGCTTCTTAGAGAAGCCACTCTTATGATTAGGGGAAACCACCTTGAATCCCTTTCCGAATTTCTTTAATTTATACGGCATTGTCCTCTCCTAACGTATTTTTTGGCGTTGTACGTACTTCCCCTTCCTCGCTGAGCAACTTGTCATGTTCAGCGGCAGCCCTATCGAGAACGAACCTTCTCTTTTCCGTTTTATCGGAAAGTTCATCATCAACCCGTTTCTCAGCAAGTTTGGAAGCCAACTTTGATTGTTCCCTATCCTTAGATAAAGTACGATCAAATTCCTTCTCCATGAACTTATCCTCAATGGAAGGAATGATCTTTGGAACGATATTCGGATTTTCAACTCGCTGAGGATCGGCAACAATACCAACCTGGCCCAACAACTGACTCTGCTCAGTAGGAAGCAATAACGGCATCAATCTGTCTATGCTTGCTGTCTCAGAAAGATTCTGTCTCTTGGGCGTTCCCTCTTCCTGAACCATCAATGCCTGTTTATGTGCTTGAGCATGACAGATGGACACCAGCTTGGCATTTTCAGGGAGGTCGCTCCATTGCGCTGAAATGATGAATTTCCTATGAATCTCATAATGAAGCGCATGATTATCGAATTGGAATAATGGATCGTTCTGGAGAACCAACGGCTCTTTACCTTCAGGAGTCTCATCGTCAAGCAAGAAAATATCTTGTAACACTCCCATAGAAATCTTGGCGTTTTCCTTTTCAGCCCGTGCAGCATCGGCATTTACCTTCTCTGTGAATCCCGAAAGGCCAGCCCTATTTAGGAAATCGGCTCTCAGTTCCTCGTCTTTAGTAAGATCGCCAAGATACCCTTTGGCCGCCATGTCCATGAGTATTTGAAGTTGCCCAGACTTTGTAGAAGAAATCCCATTATCAAGCTCAAGTCTTACATCGGTATTCCCCCTGAGATCGGCCCCCAAAAACTGCCTCACCTCTACCTTGCTTCCCTTGCCAACAATCTTTATGATGCGATCTTCGGTATATATCTCTTGAGCAAGCAGCAATCGCTTTTTATACACTCTTGTAAGTGAGCGATTGAACCTATCAATATCAGGATAATGAGTTTTTTCAGCGGTTTCTCTCAGAATGTCAATTTGCACCCCGGAAGACTGGGCAGAAGGTGGTTGGCCTTTAAGAATGTTTTTAGGGTCTCCAGCACTATCTTGGAATTGAGACTTCTGAATCATCCGTTCTTCTATAATCTGCGGAGGCAACGGCACACCTTGCATGATTTGCGGGGGCACTCCACCAGTAGTACGAGGATCATACTCAAAAGCAAGGAAACCAGTTCCACCTTCGTTCATCCTTTTGATGACAACTCCAGCGGGAAGAGCCACTCTATTTCTACCAAGCGACTTCCTGTTGATGGCTAACATCTGGTCTATCTCGTTAATCGCTATCTGAGGGGAAATAAGATCGTTTATGGCCGAATCAGACCAAAATCGTCCAGGAACCCTATTATAATGGAAATCCGTCACAGAATAGAACCATTCTCCAGAGTCGCCTTTAATAATCATCCTGTCCATATCAACGATCAATTGATTATTACAGACAACCACATATCTGCCATTGGGGTATTTGTCCGTCGGCCTGAACTCCACCTCTCTAAAGAGGACGTTATCCTCCTCATCCTGAGTTCTAAGATTGGTTTCTATCCCCGACCCTTTCCAAGGGGATACCTGGGCCATAATCTTCATCAACTTGCGTTCGTAATCTACCGTCTGGACATCTCCTGACGTGTTTATCTTTACCTTGAAGGTATCTTCCACCCATTCTTTCGATTTTAGAGATTTAATACCTACCCACCGTTTCTTCTGGATAGCATCTCCCATCTGATCGCAAACGATATTGAAAGGTATCACCGCCTCAGCGAATACTTCCCCCTCTTTGAGGATTCCATCTGTAGTGTTAAACCACCTTCCGGAATCCATCTTCGGGTAACATCGCATGAATCCTGTTCCAGCGATCACCATCCAATCGGCAACTTTCTCTTTTTCGTCTAAAAACTCCCCATCATTGGCGTTATCCATCCATATAAGAAGCTGCTCTCCAAGGATAGCAGCGCTTTCATCTTCTAATTCATTTGTATTGGGGAGAATTTTGGGGATTAACTTCTGGGACATGAGCAATGAACGCATCGTCCGAACGAAATCTCTTATCTCGTTCGATACCGGGGTCGGAGCATATTGTGGGGTGTTTCTGCGCTTAAACGTCCCCAAAGCCCTCGAAAACTCTATCCATTGCTCACCAAGATAAAAGAGCAGATTCCTCTCGATGATCCGGTCATAGACCTTTCGAGAGTAATCCATCTCATCATTATCAAATAAAGTGTTTATATATGTTACAAGTTGGTTCTTATCTACCTTTTCCTTTAGAAATTTCAAAAGTTGCATTATTCAACCCTCAAGCCATCAGGTTCAACCTTTTCCAACAACTCCTGGACACTTACAACCTCTGCCTTCTGCTGTTCTCTCTCCCTTGCCTTCTGGTAAACATAGAAATCAGGAGCGGTCAGGCGATCAAGTAGGTCAGAAACCCTGCTTTCAAGGCGCTTAATCATGTTGTTCTGGAGAAAAGCGAACACAACCATCGCCACCAGAGCCAAAAACAATGCAAGAATTGCAATTATAGCAGTCATATCTCACCTTCTAAGGTATGGTGTAAGATATTTTTTGAAAAATCAAGTAAAAAATTACTTGATAATATCCATTTTTCATAATTTACCATTCATAGTCAAATTCGGAGTCGCAACTGGCCTCTTTTATGGCCTCTTCCCGGTCCATTTTAGCAATAAATTCGAGGGTAATGCTTGATTTTTCCTCCTCGATGCCTCTTTTTGCCGCCCCAAGGAACCTATCGGCCTGAATGGAAAGGGCAGCGGCGATCACGCAGTCGTCATGTTTGCCCTCTTCACCACCGAGTCTGCCAGTTTCCATCCTTATAAAGGTACTCGCCTCATCTACAAGCAACCCACAAGGGACAGATTCTTCAGCGGAGGCGAACCAAGCCTTAAGATCGCCGCACAATTCATACTTCGACGATTGGGTAGTGGACCATCCGAACTCCTTCTGGATTACTCCGCCTGTCTTCCCCGCGCTAATTCTCACATATTGAGGAGTCCCAAGTTCCTCCATCCTCTTTATAGTAGTTATTCCTGATCCTGTCCGCTCACAGCAAACCAACGCCCCACCATAATAGGCACTCAGATCGTTCAGATAATCCCCCCACGCATGGGCGTCTATTCTGTTGCTTCTCAATCTGGCTACTATCCTGTCCTCAATACGATCTTTCACATAGGCAACGGAGTAATCCTGCCCAAGGCCCTCCCCAACGTCAGAGCCAATAGCGTATCTGTCCTTCCATTCGCTTTCAGGATGCTGCCATATTTCCAATATCCCACGCCTGTCAGGGCAGAACGTGAGAATCCCCGATTCCCCCCTCAACAAGTACCCGCAATCACCATTCTTATACGTATCATGCTTCTCAAGAGACTTCCCGAAGAACGATCCGAAAGCACTTTGGATAGCTTCCTGCTCACTCTCAGGATAATGCTCCATCACCTCATCCATATTCATGCCAGAGTCAATCATCAACTGGCGGAAATTCTCCGGCCTTTCAGGATGAGCATTCCAAGGAAGGAATATCCTCTGGAACCTCCCCTCCCCCCTCATGGACTTAATATAATTATCCCTCACCCACGGCCAACCAGGACCATTCTTTACGGAGTTGGCAATGACAATCACCCTCCCTTTCGCCTGTTCAATACCGGGATAAGACGAACTGAATATTGTCCCAACATTTCTCACCGTATGAGCTTCATCAAGGACAAGCAAGTTAGGCGTTTTGGACTCAGCGCCAATCTCAATAGTAGGCATGCTCTTAATAGTGGATTTCAGATTGTCCCTCACAAACTCAAGAGACAACACCGTCCTGGATGCTATAGGAGGGACGAACCACTCAGGAAGCCTGTCAAGTATAAAATACACCCTGTCCAAAAATTCCTTCGCATGATCCTCAGACGCAGAAATTATTACAGATAAATGCAACGGATGCTTGATCGCAAGCCACAACACCATTGCGGCACACAACCAGGTAAGACCAACCTGGCGCGTCTTCAATATCTCAAGCAACTCAGAATTGATTAAAGTGGGAAGAATCTCCCTCTGGGAAGGCCACAAATTCAACTTTATGGCCGCGTTTGTTTTCTTGTCCTCTATATAGACGAAATTATCTAAAAAATAACCAAAATCCTTGAGCGCAACTATCTTCGCCTTGGCATTGAGAAGTTGCTCCATCTCATGGAGCAAAGCATCCTTCGTATTCGTTGCAAGCCCCAGTTTCTCCTGCAACGACTTCAGCTTCTTTTCTTCCCTCTCCTTCTTGCGGAGTTTCGCATTAAACTCAGGGTCTGTCTTTCTACGCTTTTCAATACATTTCTCGCGATATTTCTTCCTCTTCTTACTCTTCTCCTCAGGAGTATCCTTTTTCTTCTTCTCGGCTATTTTCTTTTTTAATTCATCTAAGTCCTTTGTATAGAACATCCTCTGCCCCAAAGGACCATCATTCCGGCAATACACGCTCCCACGTCTGACATAAATCCCCAACATCTGGATAGTAATGCCAAGATACTCCGCAGCTTTCTCAGAATTGAGCCTGTCCTTATACCTCCCAGCCTCCTCCGCCAACTTCTCCACATCAGACTTCTTAAAGAACATCGCCCCATCATGACATACATGAGGGAAACCCGTCCTCCTAACCATCTTGTAAAAAGTATTGTAGCGGAACCCCAAGAACTCAGCAGCCTTGCGCGTAATGAGATAATCATTAGCCAACACTTCATCAGCAATAACTGCCTCACCCGCCATAACCACCTATACCCAGACTTAGACAGAAACTTCCGTAAACTCCTAAACTCATTACCAATTACAACAGCCAATCACCAGATACACCACCACCGTATGAGAAATT